TGATCATTGTTGAAAGAGTCAACGTTTTCTGTAGGTACATTAACTGGGACAGTCAATGGACAGTTACAAATCTGTTTCTCAGTTCTCATCCGTTCCGGGGAACGTTGAGAAGTGCTTACGGTGCAATCCTGTGTAAAGACCACGCTTTGGATGGTCTGGCTTATCACGGCCTTCCAGCAAGTAAAGCATCGTGATCCAGGAATTTCTATTATTCATAGCTGTTAAATCTTCTGCCCCTGGCTTGCAGGGGATCATTGGGTCAGGTTTTTGCATCAGGAAGGCTCCGTTGGCCATGTCATCGTGTGAGGAAAACCACTCGCTGAACTGATGTCTCGCAATCCTTGACGGTACGTTGCCCACTCTGTCTTTTTATCAGAGGCAAGCGGGCTGTCTGCCATCTGAGTCCAATCACAAGCTTTTAACTTGTCATTTCTTTGACTGCGAACGTCGGACGAAGCTGCCGCAGTTCTTTCAGCAATTTCATCGGCACTTGCGTCTGTTTCTGTGTACTGCTCTGTCCAGGTGCCGTCAACACTGACAACAGTGCATGACACGTTTTTGGTGTGATCTGCGGCTGGTGGAGTAGCAAGCGTCACAACTGCACAGCCAAAAGCTTCAGCAATCTCTTGCGTTACAACTTTTGGAAAGCTTGTGTTCGGATTATCACGCTTTAAGTCAGACACCCCATAGGGGTATTGCTTGAGTTTTCCTTTGGCGGTCAGTTTTGCAAGAAACATCAGGATCCCTCAAGTTCAGCGACTTGTTCGGCAATTACATCTCTGATAATAACCGTCTTCAGCTGCTCAGTCTTGTTAGAAGCAAGCAGGTTGACCAAGCTCTCTCGAAACTCAAAAAGGTTTGGGTCTTCTGCGTAATCGGAATCAATTTTGGCAATTGCCCTAGTAAAGTTGTCAATGTTAATTTGATAGTTCATGACTTCGTCATGACGCCCAGCTAAGTTTTCTTGAAGAATTTCAAGTTTGTTCATTAATCCACAGTAAGAAATTTACACTTCCAGACTCTACCGGTTGGCAAAGTCGAAGGATTTGCATATTTAGAGCCAAACCCAGAAGACCAGGCATAGACGTGAACGTGAGGTGAGCCATAAAAACCTACTGCTATGTCTTTTCCGTCGGCAGACCATCCAAGACCAAAACCAGTATCTAAAATTGCAGTAGAAGGGTTTGAATACTTGCTGCCCCATCCATTTGACCAAGCCCAGGCGCTGACATACGGAGAAATAGTATGTCCAACAGCAATAGCATCGCCGTCAGGATGAAATTGAATAGCCCAAGCATTGTTGGTTTGACCAGAAGGAGCTGAATACTTTGATCCAAACCCTGAACCAGAATATGCAAAAGCAGACTGTCTATCGCCGCCAAAATGAGCTGCCGCAAGAACATTACTGTCTGGGTGCCACGAAACATTATTAATCTGACCCCCACATCCTGCGCTGAGGTACCTAGTTGACCCCCAGCCGTTACTCCAGTCGTATGCGTGTATTTGTGAACCTCTACCCGCAATGCCTATATAACTTCCATTAGGGCTAAATTCAACATCGTCGCAGCTATTCGCATCTATATTGGTGCTCGGATTAGCCACTTTTGAACCAAACCCACTTGACCAATTCCAAACGGTTACTTTAGGAAATTGTTCATGAGCAAAAGCAAGGTAATTTCCATCTGGCGTAAAAGAACAACCTCTTCCCCCTGCTGGTGGCAATGTAGAAGGATTTGAATACTTACTTCCAAAACCAGTATCCATATCCCATGGATAAGCGTTGATGTAAGGCGACGTATCACCCCCTAACGCGATAGCGTTTGCGCTTGGATGCCAATCCAAACCTCTTAAGTTTCCTGGCGGCAAAGTTGAAGGGTTTGCATATTTTGTTCCGAATCCACTATCCCACTTGTAGACACTTACATAAGGAGATCCTTCGTGCGCAAGAGCCAGAATGGTTGCTCCTCCTGCTCCTGCTCCTGCTGCACCTATAACGGCTTGTCGTGTAATTGGGTCCATGTTGCTGTTTAATTTACAAAGTCAACAAGTGCAGCGCCTCTGTAACGGCTGCCGCCATCATCAGTGACAAAAACAAAAATGTGAGTTTTGCCTGTCGTAAGCGTTGGCGCAGTGTCTGCAGGGAATTTAACTGAGCCAGGCCAAGTAACAGTGCCAGAAGTGTGCGTTAATTCCAATGTAAAACTGCCAACCGTTCCAGAGGCTGGAGGGTTGCTAAAAGTAAACGTTGAGTTGCCGCTTATTGTTTTAGTAAAATAATTACCAGTGCTTAAATTAATATCAAGTGCTCCAACTGCTTCTGCAACTTGTTTATACGGACCGTCAATGTTAAACGCCCCAGCAACATCAACAGCTCCGTTGGAGTCAATGCCCCCGTTGTGAACAGATTGAGCTGTAAAAGTTTGAGCCGGTACAAAAGTTTGCACCGATGTCTTGTCAACAAGATTGTCAACGGACAGCGTTTTAGTGCTGCTCGTAATTGCATCAACCTTGACAGTTCCGAAAGCCATGATTAAGAGACCAACCAGACAGCGTTTGCGGGCACTGTAACCGTGATGCTTTGATTCACAGCGACCGGCCCGACACTGAAACCATTGTAATTGGTCGTCAATGTAAGGTTGCTGGCAATAGTCTGCTGATTTTGAAAAATTGCAGCCTGACCACCCGCCGACAAAGAAGCCCAGCTAATTACGCCTGACGCACCACCACTTGTTAAAACTTGCCCGCTTGTCCCGTAATTGGCCCCAGCAATGCCAATCTGACCAGCAGGGCCAACGCGAAGTCTTTCGGTACCCTCAGTTGTGACTTTGAAATGACCGTCTGACCCGGTGTCTACAACTTCGGCTTCTGAATTGCCTTCAACAATCTTGTCGGTATCAGCTGCCGTTCCAGATGATGCAGCAGTAATCCGACCTTGAGCGTCAACCGTAACGCTGGAAAGCGTATAAGACCCGGCGGTAACAGAGGTATTTGCAAGCTTTGCAGCAGTAACTGCATCATCTGCAATTTTTGCTGTCGTAACTGCATTGTCAGCAATTTCAGCAGTGCTGATGTCGCCGGAAGCTGCTGCTGTAATTCGACCTTGCGCGTCAACCGTAATATCTGCAGTTGTGTAACTGCCTGCGCTAACTCCTGTATTGCTTAAAACGCTGCTTTTTAGGTTTGCAACTGTGACCTTTTTGGTTTGATCGTTAACGGTGTCAACAATCGGTAAAACATCAGAGTTGGCCGGTGAAACCAGCTCAGTTAGATCTGAGATTTTTGTGTTGCTCATGGCTCAATCAACCTCCAAGGGCTAAACGGTTTACGACCAAGTGGCGATCGCTACCCGTTTCCAGGTATTGGTCGCGATGCAAACGTAAATATAATTCGCATCCCATGCGATTTCTCCTGCCGTACCTGCAGCAGTTGCAGACCCTGGAGTGTGGGTTGGCAGCACTGGACGGCTACCCAGCGTCACGTTTGCGGCTGTAATCGCAGCCATGCTGGTCAACGTTCCAGCAGCCTGAACCTTTAGGTCAATCTTGCCGTCTTCAGTTGTGTCGCTTGCATCAACGATTGAAGTGGCGATTGAGCCAAAAACAATTTGTTCCGGCGTGCTGGCGTCGTTATTACCCTGAAAAATTAGGCTGCTAATAACGTCATTGTCTTGCCCAGAGACGGCACTGCCGCGATGGTGATACAGCGTTATGTCAGCAGCACTAACGGAAACAGCTTCTGCTGACTCAATAAACAGACCAGTGTTTGCAACCGATTCTGTTATGTGGAGCGGGTGCTGCGGGTTAGATTCACTAATCCCAACCTTGTCGCTTTTAAGCGTGATACGTGCAGCAGTCGTTCCAGCAGCTGCAGACATCAACTGCAGAGTGCCGTCTTCACTGCCGTCTGAAGCATCTGTGATTTGAGCCAAGATTTGCGCGTAAGCAAAGCTTTGACTGTTGTCGTTCCTGCCGCGAAACTCAAGGTTGCCTAGGTTGTCATTAACAGCAGGTGACGCAGAGTTGCGATACAGCACGACATCTGGTGCGGTATCTAAACCAGCATCAGTATTCTCAATAATGACTTGATCAGTCGTATCTGTACTGAACAGATGCAACTGTGCGGCTGCCGTTCCAGTGCCTAATTGGAACCCTGCCGTTGTAAATTTGCCAAGAAAGCTGCTATTGGCAGTTACTCCAATCTCATTTGCAGCTGCACGGTAAAACCCTGTAGCACTACCGTCTGTCAGAAAACTGATTGAAGGCGCAGTTACGCTGCCGTCTGGCACAGTTTTATGCAAAACTCCAAACGACAATTTCTTGTTCTTTTCAGAGCTAACAGCTACTGAGGCATCAACAACAACAAACTCATCGGTTGTCGTTGGCGAAAGCAATTCTGTTAATTGCGAAATCTTCCGATCAGCCATCAGCCTGCCTCCAGGGTTTCAATGCGGGTGGTCAATGCAGCAATCTCGGCAAAAGCTTCCTGCAAAGCAGCGGTCAAAAGTGGAACGATTTTTGATTGGTCAATGCCTTGATATTTTGGAGTGCCGTCATCGTTTGCCTCATCTTTTGTTCCAGTAACAGCTTCAGGAACAATCTCTTGCGCTTCATGAGCAATAAAACCATCAACAGTTTTGTCTGGTGTTCCAATAAAGTTAAAACGTTTAACGTCTAATTGATTTACACGCGCTTTTGCGCCTGTTAAAGCAACAACATTTTCTTTAAGTCGATAATCAGAGCCAGTGTTGTAACTTACGCCGCTGGAAGTAACGCCAATATTTCCCTTGTTAACACCTGCGCAAAAGAAAACAAGAATCTCGCCCCCGGCAGAATCTGCTCGGTTCATTGCTCCCCCAAAACCACCGTCTTGGCAAACTTCAAACTTACCTGCTTTGGTAAGAATAAAACCATTTCTACTTGGGCCACCACCCGTGTAAGTTCCAATATTGTCGTCCGTAGCAGTAACCAACCATCGGAATGAAGGGTTTGCTTGGGCTGGCCCTGAAGAGTCAAGCCGCAGCCACTCCGTTCCACCTACTGAATAGCTAAAGCCGTGGTGGTTATTAGTGGCGTCTTTATGAAAGAAAAAACCTGAATCAGGATCACCCTCAGGGCGTATTGCAGTTGCAGTTGCACTGCCGTTTGTTATGTCAACAACCGGGTCAGACCCTGATGCAATCGTCCGTAAAACGATCCAAGCATCATTGGCCGAATTTCTAAGCTTCAGCTGATTAGTTGTCTCGTCATACCAAAATTGATACGCACGAGTTGTTGTTGGAGCAGTTGTACCACTGTTATTGGTGATAATCGCCAGCAGCTGAGCATTCAGGTCAGACCTGACGGCTGCACCACTGGCATTTGCAACGACGCCATCTGCCTGAGCCATAACAAAGCCTTAAGTCTGCTGTGTTCCATATCCTATTGCAGTGTACTGAAAATTCCTGTCAATAACAGAGCTGCCGTTCTTAAACGTGATAGTAAAGCCAGTCCCTGTTGGCTCTGACATCTGGTAATAATCACCAGAGGCAAGGTTGAACGCTGTAATACCAACAGTTACTTTCGTATTTCCGTCGGTATAGAACGCATTAGCAAAGGTGACTGCCTTGCCTCCACTCCCCGTTCCAGACGCAATCGTTGCGCTGTTTTCTGTACGTCGCTCAAACTGCAGTATTGCCCCAAGCTGGTCAACGATAGGTGTTTGATCAATATGGTCTGTGCTTAAAACAGCTTTGAATTGGAACGACCGACCGACATAAACATTGTTCTCAAGCGGAATCCAATCCTCAAATACAAGATCTGATTCCTGCCGCAAGTCTGAATACGTTCCAGCAGCAGTGTTTAACTGGCCACCCATGCCTGAGTGATTCGAGCAATAGTAAAAAAGAGTTGCTGCGCCTTCTGCCAAATTGATTTCCGTGTAAGCGCCAGCCGATCCAGGCGTACCAACAACCGTTACCCCTACGGTGTAAGCCGTACCGCTGCCATGCGTTCCATCGCTTGTGGTGCTGATTCGTAATGGATGGCCACTGTTGCTGTTATTAGACTGATCAAAGATATAGATGTTGCCCTCAGTCAGGCTCAATGTTTCGTTGTCAGTGCTTGATCCATTGATTCGGTACTTGTTGCCACCACCAGAAGCAACAACAGTTACCGCATAAGTAACAGTGGTTCCTTCTTGCCTGATCTTGCTGGCGTCTTCAAAGACAATGTCTGAATCAGTAGCGGCAAGATCTGATTTTCTAAAGTAAGCCTCAACGTTTGTGTCATCAGGGATTACACCGTCAAAATCAGACCAAGTGTCGATTAATGCCAGACGATCATCAATTAAGTCGCTGGTATAGAGACCGCGAGCCGTAAGCACTCGCTGCATACGCACACTAAATTTGGCGCCAAGATCAACAACATTTTGGAAGAAATACTCGCCATTTAAGAACTGCGTCCCAAGCAATGTGTCAATGTTTGCGGCAAAAGCGTCAAGATCGGGAATATCGTCAAACGACCCATCATGAGCTAAAACTAAGCCGTCATATACGCTGCTGTAGTACGTTTGAAATTTGTCGCCAGCAAAGTTTGAAGGCGTGTCTTCTCGAATGACTTCAAAATTTAACCTGGGAATATTGTCAGGAACGTTGATTAATGCGCTGCCAGCATTTGCGCTGCGTTGCAGCTGTTCATTTTCAAACTTGATTAAATATTCGCCATTAAGCAACGGCAAAACTGCATAAGTTGTTCGAGCCTCAACTTTTCTTAAGCGAGTGCTGTTAGGCCAAGTTCCAGTACCGTCTGTTTTACCTGAATGTCTAATGACAGCAACAAAGCTTTCTACCTTTTGACCATTAGCTGTTGGTGACCAGCGCAAAATAACTTGATCAACACCAAAAGATTCAATGGTTACTTCCTCGGGATCAGGAGGCAGAAGAACGATAGGTAAACCATCACTGCCGTCACTTGTTCCACCGACCGCAATTTCTCGATTAACTAGCGCCCAAGTGGATTGATGTTCATCTGGCTTGGGACCAACCGCTTTTATTCGTGCGTATAAACGCTTACCAGGTTGCAGGTTTGAGTTGACATCTAAAAATGTATTAGCAGTAAAGTTTTCGTTCCAGTTGTTAGCTTCGCCTACTTTCCATTGAACGCGGAATTGCGCAACAGAACCAGTTAAACCCCTAGACCAAGAAATTGTTGCTCGGTTTGTTGTATTCCGACCGTCGTCAACTTGCTGAAATGTAATTTTTTGGTCTTGTGGAGGTCCAGGCTTTACCCCGTAAAAGAATGGATTTGGCAGGTCTAGCGGCGAGATGTCGCCTTCCACAACTTTATAAATTCCATCAACATGCCGTACTCCTACAACGCTATAAACACCGCCTTCCCCCTCTGCAACAGCCAGGCAGCGGTATTTACGCAGAACAACAGAGTCATTACTAATTGCATAAAGCGCATCGTCAGGAGGCACCTGAGTAAAATTAGAACTAAGGGTTACTCGTGTCCCGCTATAGCTTGCGATATCGACAGTTTCTAATGTGCCATCTTTCATGACAACCGTCAGCTTTTTATTTGGCCCATTAGGCACAACTACAGGCTGATCTAAATCGACAAACCCCAGACGCGCACCAACAATTCGCCCAGCAAATCGAGTGCCAATTCTCATCTCATCTGACACCTCAAAGATTTGACCAGGCAGTACGTTTAATCCTTCAAGACCAACTGAAAACGTGACTGTGTCATCATTTAACTTCTCAGACTGCAAGAGCCAACGCCCCATACGTTGCGCTTGATATTTTGAGCTACATCCAAACGCAACAATAGATTTTTCTTGTACGCCATACCTGTCGATTAAGGCTCTGTCCTCAATAACAACGAAATCAGGCTTGAAGAAGTTTTGTGGGTCGTTGTATCGAACACGCACTCTGGTGCTACGAGTTTTTAATGATGAGCCGTTGTAAGCAAACGCACCGTTAACAACATTTGAATTGCTGAAAACATGGATTGCAGGAAGGTCGCTTGCATCTTTGCCGCCAAGGTTTCCATGATCAGCGGTAATCTGTACGTTGTCAGCTTTCCAAAAAAGCATCCCACGAAAAACGCTCGCCATATCTTGCAAGACTTCATAAGCGCCTACTTGCGAACCAAGCACTGTATTAATTGCAAAACGCGGTTCGTTCCCATCAGGAGTTTCAACAATTTCGTTGCAGTATTTGGCTAACTCAATTAAATCAACCCAGTTTAAATTTTCAGGAGTAATGAACTCACCCGCCCCATACCTTGTATTGGTTAGCAAGTCATAAAAACAGCAGACAGGGCATGTCGTCCATTCTTTGCCATCTTTTAGACTGCCATCAAATGGTTTTTTAGTGTCAAACTTAAGTCTTCCGTCGAGCCGATCGTTTGTTCTTTCAACTTCAGCGTTTGAAGGAATTTTAACCTTTAAACCTCTTATGTCATAAGCTCTAGCAGGAAGCGTGTTGTACTCCTCTGAGTCAATACTGAGGTGAACAAGTGCTGTATTTGGATACGTTGTCCTAATACGTTTGCCAACAATAATGCTGCTCCAAATAAGAGTATCTGCACGCTTGTTTGCAAGTGGTGTCTTTTCTGGCAAGTCTTCAAGATCTTTAAAAGATATTTCAAAAGCTTTTTCAGGAGTGTCAAATTTTAGTTTCTTAACCCTAATGTTGTAAGGGGCCCTTCTTTCACCTTTAGCGTTTGCAAGGTAGATTGGTTGCGTCTTAAATTGATATTGGGAAGTTGAAATTCCCTTAATTATATTAGCTCTATTTTGACCTTCTACTAAAATTCTTTTTGGGTTATAAGCGCCCGTTGTGTCTTGTATTGCAACTTCTAATTTAATTCTGGCAAAAAACAACTGCCCCCGTGCCAACCCTTCTGGCGCAACGCAAAATAATTTTGGTACATTAAAAACAAGTTGAACAAAATCAGCCTCGGAATCAGTAATGGATCGCACAACATTGCCTTCACCATAATTGCGGCCTCCTTCAATGACTTCATTGGAATCATTTACTTCTTCGCTATAATTTTTACCAACCTGCTCATTAACTGGAACAATAGTTGTTGTAACGTCGCTTAAAAGTGAACTTTCATTGAAACCACTTTGACGGCCTGTTCCTCTTTTTTGAGCATAACTTACAAGAGGCTCCTCATCTTCAGCTCTGTCTTGTAGTTGCTTGAGCGTCACAAGCGTTTCGTTTAGAAAAACGCTTTTATGTTCTTGTGCAAGTCCGTCAATAGGGCCTTCGCAGATTGCGTCGATAATCTTGAGGTTGGTCTTAGAATTGAGAGCCATTAGGAGTCAAGAAGCGTCGAGTAACTTGTAGCCGTAGCCTACTAGCTCAAATGTTGCATTTTGCCGAACGCCAACTTCAATAATTTTTACGTCTATTCTTAATTTCTCATTAGCTGAGCCGTCAACTCTTGGTGCTTGAAGCCTGTGCCCATATACAAACTCTTGGCTGTTCTCTGTCAATCCTTGCAATGTTATACGAGCTGAAGCTACCTCCGGCTCTCCGTCAGTTTCCGGCAAGCTCAACGTAATTTCATAAGTGATAAATCCATCAATTTTAGTGCTTCGCTCGCCAGCCACAAAATCACTCAAACCATTTGAAATTTTAAAAATAACATCAATCTTTTTTCGCTTGTCTGCACTCATCTTATATTTCAAAAGATTACTGCCTTTGTATTCAGCTTCTTCAGCAAGTGGCTGGGGCTGGCCAGGACCAAAAACTTTGCCAATAAAAACTCTTTTGTCATTGTCAGTGTCGGAACTTTTTAAAGAAAAATCGCCCCTTTCGCTCTCTATGCCCCCACAGTCTTTTAGTTCTCTGGTTAAAGGTTCACTATTAATTTTAATCGTACCTATACCTGCAGCCTGTGTCGCCGTCTGTAGAGGATCAGAATTATCAGTTACGTCTAGATTTGCAGCTATCAAATGGCTGCCAGTTATTACGCGCCCATAAATAACAGGGAGAGTGGCTCCCGTTCCAACGGTATTTGCAGGACCGGTAAACGCATAGGACTGGTTGCCGGATGCACCTCTTGTAATGCCATCAGGGCCAGGACCACGAACATT